CCATTGTATGCTTCGTATTCATAGGATAATTCATAGTTTTGATCGGGGGTTGGAAAAAATAGAATTTCCTGCCGCTGCCCGGTCTGCTGCTCGGGAGTGGTCAAACGTGGCTTGTAGCGAGTTGCCGCGTGCGTAGGAGCGCCTGTAAAGTCACTCCAGGTTCGCATCTGTAAAAGCTTGCCCACGCTCACAATGACAATGGAGGCGTAATACGTGGCGGGCGGGAAGTGGAGGGTTCCAACTAACCTGCCAAAGTCGTCTGGTAAGTCATAATCGGCACTCATACTAAAGTAGTAGTTACAATTACCTACTCCAATATCACTCGCAAGAGTAACGGTATTGCCGCTTACGATATTAACAGCATAAGTACCATTTACAACAGTTCCACTTAAATTAGTGATATTTACAACCATACCATCAGTAACGCCTTTAGCCACCCAATCAGGAACGCTAAGTGCCGTTAATAATGTACCATTGACTGCACCATCAGACCCAGCAATGGCGGCTGCACCGTAGATATTTATGGTAGTAGTTGGCCTTAGAAAACTCCATTCAAAGCCAACTGTTTGCTGAGAGGTTGCGGGAGGATAATAAACTCTACGAACTCCACTTTGAACAATCGCATTTATTTCCGCAAGTTGCGCAGCAGTAAAGTTAGCTACGGTTCTTCCATAACCGATGAACCAACCTACTTCAGATTGGAAATCAGGAAATCCAAGACTTAAACCCGCCTCTGTCATATTTCACCTTTAAAAGTTCCCACACCCGAACGAAGAGAGAAATTCGGGTGTGGGTATGAACCGCCGACGGGTAATGATTATGCACACAAAGCTTGGGTAACACCAGTTTCCAGATAGGCTAAAACCTTCTGGAACGCGGCAGTCCCGGTAATGGTTTGCAAAGCGAGGGCACTACCTTTTCCGGTAGAGCTATTAAGCTTAAATGTACCGGCCCAACTACCAGTTGTTGCAGTAGCATCATAACTGCAAACGAGAGCAGTATTGGCAGAAAGAACCGTAGTAACATTATATGTCAACACATTGCATACACTTCCTGGCCCATAAATTTGGATCAGTTGTCCAGTCGGGCTGGCGGGATAGTCGGCGGCAGCAACACCGGCAAAAATTCCGCCAGTAGCACAAACTTTTACGCGGGTCCATCTTCGAGCATCAGCTACAGTAGCGGCACCTACGGGAGAAGCAACATCAACGGAATCACGCTGCACTCCCTGGCCTTCCTTAATGGCGTCAACGCCAATGTACCAAACCCATTCAGGAAATACAGGACCACATTTTAACGGAGAATTAATACTAAAATCAGGCATTAAATTAACCTTTCAAAAATAACTTCCTACTAGCTCCAGCCTTCCGTGATAAAAAATCCTAATGCAATCCCCCTAGAGCAGGCGGTTTATGAGCCATCCTGCTCTAGGGATACTGCTTACTCTCTATAGAGTGTAGCCTTGAGTTAGCACGCCTTGCCGACGCAAGTTCGTGCAAACCAATTGTAAAGTACAATCGAGATCGACACGACGAACTAAATGGCGACCGGGAACCATATACGGCTTGGTAAGCTGGTTTTCCCAGCCCTCCAAGACGCCGCAGGCCAGCCATTTCCAATCCAGCATATAAACTGGGTTGTTAGCTGTGCCGCCGGTACCAACAGCGTTGTTTAGGTACGGAACATAAGTGACCGGGGAACTCTGAAAGCGAACCTTGCCCTCGTAGGTGTCAAGATCGCCACCAAGGCTCATGTTCTGTTGCTCAAGCAACTCTTTCATCAGGATATAAGTATCGCGGTTGGTATAGATACCATTCTTCATTCCACCAAGTTCGGGAGTCGAATGCGACACCGGAGAGCGGAAATTAATATCCATCGCCATGTAGCACATTTTGCGCAGCAAATCTTCTTTGCTAACGTCAGTGTACTGTCCGGTCCAGTTTTGCCAACGTCGAGGATAAGTAGCGGCAAGAATACCAGCCTTGCCTACGCCAGTAAATCCAACAGGATCAGGGCCGTAAAAACCCTGGGTATTAAGCTGAGTAACCCAATAACCAATACCATAAGGAGTCTTGGTATCAGAACTATCAGCAGGTTTACCCCAAAGAACCGCTTCGAGGTATTCATACAAGCTAACCATCATAGCGGTATAGCGAGTCTGAACTAAATCTACAATAGAAACGCCGCCGCGTTGAAAGTCCGGTTCGCGTTGATCGTATTCGTAGAACGCATTGATGTGGCGGGGCTGTACCGTACCCTTAGCCATCGTATCATTGATAGCACCACCATCAGTTTCATACAATCCAACAGCACGAGCACTATGATTGTGATCGGTTTGGATTTCAAATTCCCAGGGATTACCGCCAGAGAATTTTCGTTGTCTATTTTTCCATATCTCGCGGACTGCTACATGGTCAGAAAGGTCAGTCTGCAAATCTACAAACGCACCACGCTTTACAAGTTCTTGCTGTGTCAAAAGAACAGCATCATCTCGCAGTTGTTACTTCCGCTTACGCGGAGGGCAAATCATTTCTGTTTGCCTCTGCATATCGCTATGCAGACCAGACTATATCTTCACCCTATCGTTAGGGGCATCGCATGTAGTCGTTGAGGGTTCTCTCGTGAGCCTTCCCTGCTGATTGTCCGCACCGTTCAGATTGTCACGCTTTGCGTACTGACGGATACTCGGGGTTCCCAGCATATAGCGATGTTTTTGTTGGTACATTACTGCACCCAGACACAATGATTTATGTCTGCAAATTGAAGAGTCATCTTAACACCAGTCGGTTAATTGTTATCATTTTAGTAAATACAATACATCGCATTTCTGCGGAAAATGATAACGGAATAATCACGCTATCGCTATATAATGTGCGATTAGATCAAGCACTTTATTTATTTCTTAGAACTAATAAATTGATTGATGGTATCGACAACTTCATCAATCGGTTCTTTATGAGTCTTTAATTTTTGTCCACCTGGACGATTAATAATTTGCTTCTCTCTCTTGGTTAAATCTTTCGTGAGGCTCTTTTCGTAATTCTTTTGGTACTCTTCAGCAAACACAACTTTAGCGGCTTGTTCAAAAATCTTTTCCCTTGCGGGCATTGGTCGGCCTGAAGCCTTATACCCACTAGCTAAAATTGCCATATAGCCAGCAAGTTCATCCCTCTTGGCAAATTGGGGAGTGGTCTTATCTAAAGAATTATAAGCACCGGAGCCAAGAGTATCTTTAAAATCATCTCCCATGCCAGCAACTTGTTTATCAAACCACAACTCAACTTCTTGAGCGGCATTTGCTTTATTAACTTGAGAAAATTGTTCTCTCTGGGATTGCAAATCCTGAATCGAATCGTATTGCTGCCTGACGATCCCCTTGAGAGCATCAAAAGCTTTAATGACCTCTGGCTCAAATTGGTTTGGATCGAGAGCCGGAAAATCAGCTAATGGGTCTTTGGCTTCAACTTTCGGTTCGGTCAAAGATTTTACTGCAACAGCACGGACCATATCAATGGCCCGCATCAACAGTTTATCTGAACCAAATTCTCGCGCCTCTTCAATTGTTAGTCCAGCCCGGATAGCTTCAGTTAAAACGGCATCGCTAATAGATTGTTTTATTTCTGTTTTAGTGTCTGCGACTTTTTGATCTTTGCCATCAATTGATAAACTGCCATCCTTAACTTCGTCCGCTCCTGAAATTCCGGTGTCGTCAAATCCGGTTTGAGTATTAGTTTCTTCTTCATTTTCTTTCTCTTTCTTCTCAATTGGCTTGGTAAGATTAATTATATCGGAATCGGGTTCTAAGTTCTTTTTTTCATCAACACGAGATTCAATGGCTTCGTTTATTTCAGCAACAAAATCATCACTAACTGGCATATCTCTCTCCTTTAGTTAAAACTGTTCAGGTCGTGTAGACCACGGCATTTCAAAGCTCTCTCACGGTGCTGTTTATCTCGATAAACTGGTCGGCCTTCTCTGGTAACTTCCGTAGGAACTCCCGATGCCTGAAAATGATCTCTAAGTTCCTGTGCCTGCGATGGATGAACAGAACTTCCAAGACACTCAATAGGCCAACCGCCACCTGCCTGCCGGGGAGAATGTTCAGCCGCAAAATCACGTTCTACAACTGTCCCATTATCTAAAACAATCTTGCTGGGAGCCTCTCCCATTTTATAATATTTTTCAAATAGCTCACCAGCAGGCGATGTGTAACAATAATTGGGCATCCATTTATTGTACCATACTGTTATCAATTATACAACAACCTTTTCGGGTGGTGCAGTCTTATTTACCCATTGCCCCCCCTGGATTACTGCCCATAAGATACAAGGCACCCGCACTCAATAATTTTGCATATTTTACTCATTTTATCTCGGAGTTCCTCCCGCGTCACTTCCAAGTAACGCTTGCTGCATCATTTGGGAGGCACCTTGTTGCGTCTGCCCCGGTTGTGGCCCTCCTTGAGGCGGGGGCTGCTGCGGAGGCCCTCCGCCAGGGGGAGGCGGCGTATGAACGCCGGGAGTTTGAGAAGGTTCTGCAAATTGAACAATTTCTTCTATTTCATGCGTATCAGAATACTTTGCAACTAATTCTATATACTTCTGTACGTCAACTTGTCCACCAGCCTGTTGTATTAAAGGCTGAGACGGCAAAATATCTTCACGCCAGATGGTGCGTATTTTTTGCAGACGAGCAGAAGGAGAATTATCTTGTAATGAATATACATCAATATTCAAATCAAACAATTCAAAATCTTCTTTTTTCTTTTTACGATCCAATTCGATAGTCAAAGAAATATCAGTCCCAGGAATTGGCTTTTCAATAGTCCTGCGCTTAATTGGATCGTGCCATTCGTAGTATGCTAAAGCCTTAAATATATTCTCAAGCACAGCGATTGTTTTATCGGCCATATCTCGTAACTGAGAATTTGAAGCACTGCTTAGAATTTTTTCTTGTCCAAGCGTTTGGGCCTGAGGTTGCAACCCTCCCAGAGTATCAAGATTTCCAGCGAAGTAAGAATATAAATCTCTGGTTTGCAGAAAGAACGCGAGCGTGCGGGGATCAACACCACCGGCAGTTAATGCTTGAGGAGGCTGCCCGGACCACTGGATTCCGTCACCGTCTTGTGCCCTTTTAAATGCCTCAACATTTTCTTCATTGCCACCCTGAAATCCGAGGACTGATTTTTGAGAATCCGCCTGATTGCCTAACTTGCGAAATAGAGAATTAGCAAGTTCATTAAGGTCACGCCACACCGAAGATGGGGCTAAAGGCAAGAGATTGCCTGGAACATCCGAATACCCCAGTTTATGATATGGCCCGGAGTCGGGGCCTTCCCATTCCACTGCCTTCAGTTGTTTCTTTCCTTTAGCTTCATAAGTTACCAATAGTTTTTCTTTTGGGAGCCAAACATCTCTTAGCCACTTCTTATCCTTGTATACATCGGCACTAGAAGAATTAACAATACCCTCTGCCCGTTTTTCACCCTGTAGACCAATAACAGAATAATCATCTGCTGTTATATCCCGCGATCCTTTAGCAAGAAAATCAGAGTCCATTAATTCTTCGTAATCAACCCAATAATCATTTCCTTCGTAGTCAATAAAATCAATATGTTTAGCGGACATATCACAAAAGTAATCATCCATTGTTACTATATCAACAAATGATTCTCCATGCTTATGATTTAAAATCTCCCCAACAGTATGCAGCCCCACTTTAACAATTCCCATCGAAAATAAAGCTTCTGTAACTAGCCTACGCAATGTTTCAGTCAAGCCTATTTCATCGGGAATTTGGTTAATTGCAATTTCAAAATTATAAGCAATATGTTTTAAATCATGTCTTTTGGTTGTAAATAAAGCACGCGGGCAACTGGCCGCGAGTTGACGAACATAAATCGAAACTGCCAGAGCAAGAAAATTAACCGGCATTTTCTTTCGTGCTCCGCCGGAAGCGTAATGAAATCCTACATATTCCTTAATCGCTTTAATGCGATTTTTACGCGGCCAGTCTAATTGGCGGCAAGACCAATCAATAGATTTTCTAAGTTTCTCATATTGCTTTTCGGGTAATAAATCAGCCATGTCACCAACCCTCTTGAAGTTCTTTGTTAGGATTAACTTTGTCAAGTTCTCGTTGATTCATACGCCATTTCAAACATCCTGCTGGTATAGTAGGCTGTTCAGCTTCTGGCCGTCTCGCTCGTTCGTGGAGTCCCTTAAACGCTAACGCATCGGCTATGACTCGATCTCCGTGATTTCCCCTGGCACCAGATGGATCAGCTTTATTAAGTGCCCTGGAATGTTCGATACCTCCATCTGGAGTATGCACGAATTCAAGGCATTCCTCTAAGGCGTCCCTTGATCTATTTATGCAATCACCGCGTTCAAGGGCATCTCGGTACGCTCCGAGCAAAGCGACTTTCGTGTCCCGAGTACTGGCCCATCCCGGTATATCCGAAACTTTCCCGGTAATTGTTGCATCATTCTTTCGGAGATATATATTTCCATATCCAAGTTCAAGCAGCTTTGATCCAAAGGATAAGCCAACTGCATTGTTACTCTCCCAAATTAAGTAGGCATTATTAAGCCATTTTGCAATGGCTCGTATCTGCGTAGCAAACGCTTCCGGTCGAATTCTGGAATTAACATATTCGCCGATTTTTTCGCATGTCACATTATCCCAAATAGCAGCACACGAATTAGATGCACCGCTTCCTCCGGAAACATCCACGCCTATTGTATATTGATGATCGAAATTAACCTTTCCTTCTCTGTTTAAAGTAGTCCATAATTTTAATTTCCCATCGGGGCTGTCTCTAAAATGAATTGGATCGCCGGTTGTATTGTCGTGTTCTAATTCACCAACCAATATAGGAAGCATGGCATCTTTGCGTATTGCTTCGTAAATTAAATTTGAATCAAAATATTGAAAGCCGCTTCCTAAGTAATCTATATCAAGTTCTTGGGCTACTTCTTGTGCGGAACGCGATCTGTCGCATTCTATCGCATACCATGGGGACCGTAGTTTTTCTTCAGGAAGAGAGACTCCCTTGTCTAAGATAAGTTTATCACACCTCTCCATCTCTAATTCTGGATTTTCAATCTTAGCCCAATAATCTTTATCAATGATATTAAAGCAATTATTTTTTCTATTATATAATCCTCTAGACTTTTCGGGGTGTAATGTCCAATGCAACCTAACCTTCTTAATATTGGTTTGTCGCATATCGTAAGCGGCGTTACCTGTACCACGAGGAGTAAAATTAAATACCCTGCAATGCGTTGCATACTGAGTAACAGTTAAGATGCCGTAGCCTTCCGCATTAGCAGAAAATTCATCTAGCACTATTGCAAATCTTCGGTCCCCAACAGAAACATTACCCGTAGTTGATTCGCCGTCTATGGCGGCGGGGAACTCGGGGTTTTCAACATGCATACTATGTCTATGTCTTTTTTTGTCGTACCCAAACGGCTGTAGCCACACAGGAAGATTATCGAGAAAATAATCGAACTTCCAAAACATAGATTTTGGATTTCCGGCCTGATCCACTAACTCCTGCACGCGAGAATTATAAAGAAAATCTTTACCTGTATGAAATCTCCACGCCCACAAAGTAGAGACTATACACATCCAACTCGCTCCCATGTCCCTGCTTTTTTCTATGAGTATATCATAGGAGTTGAATGCTTGTATTAACTCAATAATCGCCTCTTCCTGAAAAGGATACAAAATAAATGGAACCTTAGGATTAGGTTCGATTCTTGTATTATA